GTAGCCAATTAAGACTACCCTCTATGGATATTAGTCTAATAGACCTTTATCCTTAAGAATTTGTAATAACATTGCATTTTGTGCTTTTGTTTCTGCAAGGCTTTCTTTCAATAGCTGTTTTTCACTATCGTTTCGAGACAAGGCTTTCAATTTTTTATCATCCTCTTGTGCTTGAGTAGATACGTAAACCCTATCAGCGTATAACTTAAGGTTTAAGCCGTCATCACTAACAAAGTTAGCTACGCCACTGCCACGAGCGCCCTTTTCGTTGGCAATAGGTACTACATAGTTAGAGCCCTTTGCGGAACGCACTACATCAGTTAAAGGAACCTCAATTTCAAGCTTAACTGTTAGATTTTCTTTATCTACAGTAGCTTTATACAAGCGGTTTACAATTGGTAACTGTTCCTTTTCTTGTAGCTTGCGTGCATCCTGTAAAATTTCAAGGAATTTCACTTGCATGGATTTTTCGTTATTTTGTTTTGTAGCTTTTGTCATTTTCTGACTCCGTTTCTCCGCTTTCTAGCGGTTAATGATTGATTGAGTACGTTTATTGTACCCTGCAACCCAGTCGGTTGCCTTGACTAAACTATGCCACATATCCAATGACTTAGTGCAATGCGTTGTATTTACCCCGCTTTTTGCGTCATTACCCACTACACATTATATAGTTTATTGTGATACTATGAATTTTACCCTTTCTATCGTACATCTGTTTGCCCTTATCCTTGCCCACTTCAGGGGGTGGGGCTTCGCATTCGGCGTGTGGGGGCTGGACATACGAAATAGAGACTGCTTATACAAAAATTCAAGACCTCTCAATAAGTACGCTTATACAAAAATCCAAAGGTTCCGAAAAAGGTTACCTATCTTATATACAAATTCAAACCCTTTCAAATACTTTTTCAACACAAAAATTCGTACTCTTACAAATAGGTAATATGAAGACAACATGAAATACAGTTGACGCTACTGCATATAAAAATTCAAAATCTTATGACGCTCCAGTATACACCTATAAACAGGTCAAAAATATGGAGTAGGGGTATCGTAAGTACCGAAAAATGGGAAAATACGTATAGTATGGTTTACTAGTTCTTTTTCTCTTTCTTTTCTTTCTTTATATATTTCTTTCTTTATCTTTCTCTTTTTCTTCCTCGTATTAGAAATACTCGTCAGAAAAATACGTTATCAGCTTTCTAGGGTAGGGCTTCCAAATACAGTAGTACTATCTATTACGAAACCGATAACGTGTAATATTTTTCTAAATCCAAATTAGCTTGTGGTATTACCATGTATACTCTACTGCAACACAATGAAGGGTAAATCGTAATTTTCGTAGATAGTAGTGAAAGGGCAAGAAAGGAGATTGGTAATGGCAAACGAAATTGAACAGTTAGCAGAGATATACGACAGATGTAAAAACGATTTGGTATTATTCAGACAAATGTTCCTTCCAGCAGAGCATGAAGTAAAACCTGCTTGGTTCCATTACAAATGGGGAGAGGTATTACTGAATGGTAATCGTCATTATGCTGTAGAAGGTTTTCGTGAGTCAGCAAAAACGTCGTATGTATTGAGAGCTTTTCCAATTCATTGCTTGGTATTCCCATCCAAGAAGAAACAATACATCGTATTCATCATGGCTAACCAACGGGCAGCCAGCCGAAGGCTTAAAGATATTGCTGAAGAATACACCAGTAACGAATTAATGAACCTAAATCTTGTTCGTATTAAAGAGCAATCTGAAAAGGCGTTTGAGATTGTAGTTAAAGATGAGAATGGTGAAGAAATTACTGTACGTATGGAAGCGTATGGTAAAGGTTCTAGCGTCCGTGGTTTGAATAACAAAGATAGACGACCTGATATTATCCTCATAGATGACCCTCAAGACTTGGAAGATAGTTTATCTGATACAGTACAAAAATCTGACTATCAATGGTTCTTATCTGATGTATATTTCCTTGGTAAGAATACACGAATATTCTTTATCGGTAATAACCTTGGTGAAAAGTGTATTATTGAACAGGTAATATCCAATAAAGAGGAATTAGGCTTTGATGCGGAACGTATTCCTGTATTAAATGAAGATGGTCAATCTAACTGGGAAGAAATGTATCCTGTAGAAGCAATTAATGATGAGCGTGAAAAGTGGCGTAAACTTGGTCAGTTAGATATTTGGGAACGTGAAAAGCTATGTATTGCTATTTCTCCAGAAAGCCAAATCTTTAAGAAAGAATACTTTAGGTATTATGACCCTAATACGATACAATTAGAGGAATGTTCTGTATTTATTGCATGTGACTTAGCTATTTCTGAAAAAGAAACAGCTGACTTTACGTCTGTATGTGCTGTTGCTGTAAACCCAGACAATCATTGGTTCCTACTTGAGATTGATTATGGTAGGTGGGACCCAACTAAAACAATTGATACCATATTCCAAATGGTTCAGAAATACCGCCCAATTTATGTTGGTATTGAAAAAGTCGCTTATCAAGCGGCTCTTATTCATTTTGTGGAAAAGGAAATGATTAAGCGTAATACTTGGTTTACCGTTAAACCTTTAGAAGCAAAAGAGAAAAAAGAAATCCGTATTGCAGCCTTACAGCCACGATTTAAAGCTGGTACATTATGGTTCCCTATGGGGCAGGATTTCTTAGTAGAGCTAGAGAGTGAATTTTTATCATTCCCTAAGTCTTTACATGACGATTTAATTGATAGTTTAGCACACATTTCAGCTATTGCCAGTCCACCTGTTGGTACATTTGGTTCGGTAAGTACAGCTGATATACCGATGGGAGGTGCGATGTAAGATTGGCTGAAGATTTCACAGTTGAATTAACTGGTCAGGAAGCTGACAAAGCTTTATTGAGTTTAGTAAAAGCTGATATTGCCGATGCTGAGGCGTATCAACAATCTATTATCCAGCCTACTGTGCGTGAGCGTTACAATATCTATTATGCAGATAAAGAATATTATGCTCATAAATTCCCTATTTTAAGCAAAACTTCTTCTTTGGTATCTACAGATGTGGCAGATACCATTGAATGGGCGTTACCATCTTTGATGAAAGTATTTACTGGCTCTGACGAAGTAATTACAGTAGCTGGTGTTACAGAAGAAGATGACCAAAATGCAGAAGTTATGCAAAACTTATTGGTATACCAATTACAAAGACAAAATAAATTCTTTCCTATCCTATATAACTGGATGAAAGATGCTTTGATTACTGGTATGGGTATTATCAAATGCTATTGGGAACGTACAGAAGGTTATACACCAGAAACAGCACAGCTTAATGCTGATGCCTTAAAACTATTAACACAAACTGGTGTAGAAATTACAGACGTACAAGGACCTGATATAATGGGCGATTTCACTGTGACGTGGAATTCTCCGTATTATATTAAGAATAGTCCTAAATTAGAAAACATATTAGTATCGGAGTTTTTATATTCTCCTGATGCTAAAAACCTCGAAGATGCGAATTTCGTGGCACACCGTAAAAAGGTTACCATGTCTCATCTTCGTCAAAAAGAGCGTGAAGGTATTTACGCAAATGTCGATATGGTTCATCCAGATAACGGTCCTGTATCTTGGATTACAGACCAAGTAGAAGATGCGATTGGGGACCATTATACTCCATTACATAACAATCAACAAGATAAAGCTCGTGAAGAAGTTACAATTTATGAATGCTATACAAAGATTGATTTCAATAACGATGGTATTCTTGAAGATATGATTATTACAATTGCTGGTGATGTAATTCTCCGTGCTGAACCAAACTATATGGGTAGACACCCATTCTTTTCTATTTCTCCAACTAAAGACCCACATCGTATTTGGGTAAAACGCTCTTATGCAGAGCTAATTGGGGAATTACAGGACATGAAAGTTGCCCTTACTCGTCAAATCGTACAAAATATTGCTTTAACTAATGACCCTAAAATGATTTTAGCGGAAGATAGTATTAATATCTCTGACTATATTGAAGGTCGTAAAGTTATCCGCAAAAAACCAGGCTCTAGTATGGGTGATGTAGCTATGGCAATGCCAGTAAACCAATTATCCCCTCAAACATTCCAATTTTTGGAGTATTTAGAAGGACAAAAGGAAAACCGTACTGGTATTACACGGTATAACCAAGGTCTTGATGCTAACAGCCTAAACAAAACGGCTACGGGTATTAGTGCTATTTTAGGACAATCTGCACAACGATTGGAATTAGTGGCTCGTATGTTTGCGGAGACAGGGATATCGGAACTGTTTCGTTTTATGGTTAGCCTTAACCAAAAATTCGTAGACCAAGAAACTGTGGTTCGGCTAACAAATAAACAGTTACGTATTAGCCCTGACGACCTTAATGGCAATTTCGACTTAGTTGTTAATGCTGGTATCAGTATCGCTACTAAAGAGTCTACAATTATGACGTTACAAACAATGCTCACAGCTTTGATGCAAACACAAGCAGCTGGTATTCCTATCGTAACGCCACAAAACATTTACAATCTATTCAAAAAATGGATTGAAAGTGCTGGTTTTAAAAACTATAATGATTATGTTACAGACCCAGCGGTTGTACAACAACGTGCAATTATGGATATGCAATTGAAACAACAAGTATTAGGAAGCCTACCACCTGAAGCATTGCAATCGTACATGACATTTGGTGTATTACCACCTCAATACTTATTAATGTTACCACCTGAATTACAATTATTATTTGGAGGCGAAGGCAATGGCTCAGAACAAAGTGGATTATTCGGAGTTGTCCAAAATAACAGCTCACCTGCAGGCGGAAATGCAGGAACGGGATTTAGCTTCGGCGGTGCAAACCTTGCTCAAGGACTGGTTGGTGGCGTATCAAGGACTGATAATCAATCGCCTCAAAACGTGCCCCGTCAAGGAAATGGAGCACCAAAGGAACCTTCTGGTGGCATCGGAGGCTTTTAATGATTTCCTAACTGCTGTAATTGCTAATGGTGATATGGCAGAAGCTGACCTTAAAGCGATTTTGGAGGCTGAGGCTTTTAATAGTCAAACAGGCTTTTATCCAGAATAAATAAAATAACCACGATTGGGGGTGATAATTTGATGACTGAACTCGTATATGGCGTAGTATGATGGAGGTGGTCCAATTATCTCCCTGTTCAGGGTTAAGAACATTTTTTAGAAAGGATATGTAAAATTGAAAATTTCTTACAGTAACAAAAAGTTACCCTTTCAATATAACATGAACACAGGAACATTTACTGAGTTGCCTGCAGTGCAACAAAATAAAGGTGAAAGTTCTGTAAATAATGAATATAGTGAAAGGCAAAGCTTTACTCCAGAACAGCAAGCATTGCTAAATAAGAAGCCTAGTCCTAATGCAAAAGCACAGCATCAAGTTATGCAAGCTGAGCCTGCACCAAGTCAACCGCATGCTGATTTAACACCACGTATGGGCTATTCACCTATTGCAGAGCAGTTAGCAAAACAAGCTGGTGTACAATCTACTGTTCCTAACTACCAAGATTTTATGAAGCAACGAGAGCCGATTAATCAAGCAAAAGCTCAATACGAGGCTACTCAAGGCTTCCCTAAAGACGGCATGTATAAGCCATCACAAGATTTTACATCTGTGAGCATGGCACCTAAATTCCAAAGTGATGGTAGTCAGGAATTTGTAGCTAGTCATCAGGGTTTATCTAACCCAAGTGCTATTTATGATATTTTGCAACAAGGCAAGGCTTTGGAGAATAAATTCCGTAACGCAGCTGAAGGAAACTACACCCCATTAACTATGGGACAGATTGCTCAGCAACGTATGGATGCTATTCCTCAAGATATGGCATGGGCACGACAAAATCCATTCTCTAAAGAAATGGGTTATCAATGGGCGGACGACGGTAAACTCGGAGAGTTAGGTTGGGGAGCAGATGACATTACGTCTATGAAAGCAAGAACTGAATTTCATCCTCAAGAAATCGAAGAGTTATATCGGCAAGGAGCCATTCGTGCACCATATCGTGAATATTTAGCAGAACAAGAACGCTTGCGTCAACAAGCAGAAGCTGAAGCGGCTAGAGTGGCACAAGCTAGAGCAGCATCTTATTCTTATAGCGAACCTGATAGTGGCGACTACGAAGCACCATCAGACAATTCTAGTGAGGTAAGTACACCAGCTCCAGCACCTCAACCACGATTTAGTGGTGACTATTCCATTCAGGCACCACAAGAGGAAACTGATTGGAGAAAAGTACCACTATATAAAGCTATTGGTGGTTTATTCAACGGTGGTGGCACTACTAGCGTACCGTCCAGTGGCTGGACCTCTGTAGACGGTTTATAATTTTATTAAAACATTCACCAACCCGTTAGGGAGTGAAAGGAGAAAACATGAAGGATTTTGAATTTAATTTGCAAACATTTGCAGAAGGTGAAGTAGACGTACCTGCAACGGAAACTGAACCAACAGAAACTACTGATGTAGCTGAGACAGGTGGCGATACTGCACCTGCTGATTTTGATTTTGGCATTGATGAAAACGGAGACGTATTCTTTAATGGCAATCGAATGCTTTCTTTTGATGGCGATGAAGAAGTAGACCCTGCTCCAGAAACGCAGGACTCTGAAGAAGGACAATCCACAGAAACTGAACCAGAAAATAAAGCACCAGAACCACAAATGTATACAGTCAAAGTTGATGGTCAAGAAATACAAGTTCCTCTTGAGGAATTACTAAACGGTTATCAACGACAAGCTGATTATTCTCGTAAAACACAAGCATTAGCTGATGAACGCCGTCAGTTACAACAACAATATGCTCAATATCAACAACCTCAAGCACAACCACAAGTACAAGAGCCGCAACAACCACAAATTACACAAGCGGATTATTACAATAAATTAACAGAGTTTGCTAAAGGTGAAGTTGAAAAACATTTAGGCACAGAGTTTGATGAACTTAATCCTGTTCATATTGCAGCATTAGCAGATAGCGTAGCTACTATTAAAGCTCAAATTTATGAACAACAAGCTGTTCAAAAGAATTTCACAAACGTGGTAAACCAATTCCGTCAAGACCCTAACTTTGATGACATTGACCGTTATGCACAATATAAGTTGCAAAACATGCCTTATCAACAAGCAGTAAAAATTCAAAATGCTTTAGATAACTATGATGCTGATACAGTAGCACAATTCATGACAGCTGCTCGTAATGAGTACTATGGAATGATGAATGCACAATATAATCAGCAATCAGCACCGCAACAAACGGTACCAAACATTCCACAACCAACAAACAAACCAAAACCACCTGTATTAGAAGGTGCTGGTAGTTCTGAACGACCACCTATGTCCGCAACACAACAAGTTGACTTTAAATCTTTAGGTCGTATGACGAACGATGAGTTGGTTAAAGTATTCCAAAAAACTGGCTTGACCAGATTATAATTTTTGAAAGAGGTATAACACATTGGCAGATAAAGATATGGCTGTCCGTTCCTTTACCGTTGTAGGTAAAAAAGAGGACATTACTGATTTTGTTACAGCAATTGACCCTGACCAAACGCTTTTAACTAATAAGTTTGGTAAAACTTCTGTTAAATCTACAGAACACGCATGGTTGAATGACTCCTTACGTCCAGCAATGGAAAATGCTTTCCAAGAAGCAGTTGACTTCGACTCTCAAAAAGCAAATCCACGTAAACGTGAGTCCAACTATGTACAAAAATTCTTGCATGGTTACTCCGTAACTGATACTACTCAAGCAATCGCTAAATATGGTGTGTCCGATGAATTGGGCTACCAAATGGTAAAAGCGACTAAAGAAATTGGTCGTGACCTTGAGTATGCTATCGTTCGCAATAAAGCGAAAGTTATGGGTGATGACGCTATCGCTGGTAAAATGGGTGGTATTCCTTACTTCTTGGAAAACTTCAAAGAAGTTACAGCAACTACAGCTGGTGTATTCACTTTAGCTAACCATAAATTTGTAAACGGCGACGTTGTTATGTTCCGTGCAAAAACTGGTACTCTCGATACTAAATTGAAAGCTAACACTCAATACTTCGTAAAAGTAGTTGATGCTAATACTTTCAATATCTGTGAAACAGAACAAGAAACAACTGCAACAACTCCTAATATTGTTAAACCAGCAGCAGCTATTAGTGCAGGTTCTACAGAATTAACTTCTGGTAACGCTATTGATGCTAAATCTGCGGCAAGTGCAGGTGCTCTTACATTTGACCTTATCAATGACGCTATGCAAGCAGCTTGGTCCCGTGGTGGTTCCATTGACTTCGCAGTAATGTCTGGTAAAAACAAACGTGTATGTTCTGGTTTCACTCAAGGCACTACTAAAAACCGTGAACAAACTTCTAAAGAATTAGTAGAAGTTGTAGATGTATTGGAAACAGATTTCGGTCGTATCGACTTGGTTTCCCACCGTATGTACACAGATGACGTAGTTGACTTAATCGAAGCACAATACTGGAAATTGGGTTACTTAATTCCATTCCACGTTGAAGATGGCTTGCGTAAAGGTACTTACAAATCTAAATACATCACTGGTGATGCTACTTTAGAATGTACAGCTCCTATTGCAAACGCTCGCATTTACAACATCAAAAAATAATACATAATATGGGGAGGGCGACCTCCCCTATTTTTTTTAGGAGGCACTATGAATATAGGTACACAAGTAGAAATTGACCCTAAAACTGGCGAATGGAAAATTAAACAAACATACGACGAAGGTGTAGTACTCCGTGAATGTAAACGAATGCGTGACAGCATGGAGGAAGGTAGAATTCATGATGGTAAAGCTAAAAAGATTGCTATGATACCACGCCATAGATTTGCTACAGACTTTGAATTGATGCAATATCAACAATGTCAAGGTAAGGATAATGTAGAGGCATCTAAATGGTTAAACATCTGGTTAGCTAAAAACCCAGAATTTAGAACTACTAACACTATTTACTCTGAAAATACAGGTAAAATTATTAAATCTACAGCCAAATACGGGGGTATTTAATGATTAGAGTACAATCCGTCATTGAGAGTATTTTATACAACTTAGACGAAGCGTACAATAGACAACATTCAAATAACGAGCTTATTGATGCAATCAACAGTGTATTAAGGTATGTAAATCTATCTCTTATTAATGTTGAAAGTTCTTATATCGCCAACAAGGTTCATTTAAAACCGAATAATGGCGTGGCAAAACTACCTAGTGATTTTGGTAAGTTTGACAGTATTGAAGAAGATACTAATAAGACTTATGAGATTATGGGTAATAAAATCTATATCGAAAATCCTACAACATTAAAATACTATCGTATCATTAATGAGGTAGAAGATGTTACAGATGAGATTGATTTACCAGCTATTCTATTTGATATGTTTGTACGTTTCTCTACAATGTTATTAAGAAAAGAACCTGATAAAACTGGTGGTTCTGACGGTATGGCTAAACTAATTGCTGATGAAATTAAAAAGATGACAGCAAGTGATGCTAGTAGACCTATCGAACGACCTATGCAGTTCTATGTATAAGGAGCCGTAATGAAGGTAAAAGAAATGTTAATTTTAGCAAGACAACGCCTTGGAGATATGCAGAAAACATCATACTCTGATATTGAGTTGATTTACTGCTTAAATAATGCAATCGACCGCTTGTCTTATGAATTATACAACCAAAACGACCCAGAACTTACAAAGAAAATGACATTGAATGGTACACAGGAAACTAAACGTCCTGATGATTTCATTGCGTTTCAAGGTCAATTTCCTGTTGAATTTGAATACCGCACTGACGGTCCTATTATGAAACATCTTGACCCAGAGTTCGATGGGGAACTTGAAATTGTTTATTATGTAGCAATGCCTCACGTTAAAAGTTTAGAAGATGAAATTCCATTTAAACGTGTAATGTTTAATAAACAATTGTTGCAATTCTTGTTATATGAAGCTAAACCTTCCCTTGAAAAAGAAGGACAAAATAGCAATACTACACCAGCTGACCAAGGCTAGGAGGTAATATGACAGTAAAAGAATTAATGAATAAAGCGGCATTGAGGAACCGCTTATCTGATAGTATTGAAAGTGGATATGATGACGACGAGTTGATTGCATACTTTAATGATGCAATTGATTTTGTATGGCATGTACTCATCGACAATAATTATTATGAGGTTATAGGCGATATTACTTTTACACAAAAGGAAACACCGACACCAGATGATTGGTATAAAGCTACCAATCAAGCACCATTGCTTTTAAAAAACAAAGGTAAAACAATTGAATGTTACGGTGAATTGCCATATACTGTGAGATACTATCGCAGACCTCAATTTGTATCTACAGTTAATGATGAATTACCGTGGACAAACGAAGCATTCTCTAATATTCTTGCTCAATTAACTATCGTATTTGCTATGAGTAATCATGAATTCGATATGACAGTAGAACAAGACTTTGTGGAGGCTATTATTAATTATTTATAGGAGGATAAATGGACAAACAAAATAACCTACCATCTACGATAAATGGTGATGGTCGTAAATTTATCTCCTTGCTAAAAGGGTATTTAAACGATATTAAGGCTTCTTTAGAAGACCAAATCAATGAAGCTACAAAGATTTGGAATGGTATTGCTGACAACCCTGATACTATTTCTGAACAGGTCCGTAATATTACCATAGATGAACGCTCAGTTAATGGTAGTGTATCTCTAATCCTAAAATGGGATAGTACTCCTATTAAACAATATGCAGGCGTAAGTATAGATGTTAAAGTTGGTAATTTCCACGATACAGTAGACCAATTTGCTGATAAGCAGGTCCATCAACATTACGATACAGGCAAAACAAATATCTTTACAATACCAAACGTAGAGATTGGTAAGAAATATGAATTTGTAATTCGTGGTAGAGATATTCGTAATGCACTTTCTGAAAAGGCTAGAGCCCCTATCACATATTATTATGTATCTGAACAAACTCATGTACCAGAAGCTCCATATGAAGCGACTGTTGTATTTGATAAACGTGGTGCTTATTGGTCGTGGAAACAAAGACCACAAAATGATTATCAATGGACAGAGCTCCGTTTAGATGAGCATGTAGGTGAGTTACATAATAGATTAGATTTAACTACTGATTGGCACTCTACTGCTAAACCATATGCACGTGTTGGCACTGGCTATATCTATAATAAAGGTGTTGGTAATTCATATTCAGTACCTGCTACGGTAAATTACAGTAAGGCTGTACCTGCAAAACCAACACAGTTAGTAGTTAAACCAGTCATTGAAGGTCTTAATATTACATTTGCTAGTATTCCAGAAGATTGTACAGGAGCTATTGTCTATGTTAATAATGAAGAAAACTTTGTGGTGGACAACAGTCTTAATTACCTCTGTTCTACTGGCACTTACACTGTTAAGGTTTGTTACGTTGATATTTTTGGTAATGGCGAAATGTCTGACCCAGTAACTATTAGTACTGTTGAAGAAATACCAATTGAAATGCTTAATAAAGAAAAGTTAGGTATTAATGCCATCAATCAAGGTATTACAGATATTAATAATGCTCGTAAAGAAATTGATAAGAAGATTGGTGGATTACAAACATCACTGACTTCTATGAACGGTATTATTGATGCTAAAGTAAAAGATGCTAAAGATACTGCTGAAAGCAGATTGACTGCTACGGCTAACGCTATTAATTCAACTGTATCAAATAACTTTAATAATTTACAAACTAGCATTACACAAGTTGCTAATAGTATTGAACTTAAAGTTAAAGCAGGCGTTGACAAACTAACTGGTCAAGAAATTGTATCTCGTATTAATCTAGCACCAGATACAGTTAGTATCTCTGGTAAATACATTCATATTACTGGTCAAACAGTATTTGATAATGGTGTAATCGTTGCTAAACATATTGGTGATAAAGCTATTGTTGGCACTAAGATTGCAGATGATACTATTACTACTGGTAAGCTAGTAGCCAGTGCTATCACTGGCGATAAGATTGCAGCTAATGCGGTAACATCAGATAAAATCAAGGCAGGCTCTGTAACAGCTACTCAAATTGCAACTGATGCAGTAACAGCCGATAAGATTAAAACTGGCTCTGTGACAAGTGATAAAGTAGTAGCAGAGGCTATTACTGGTGATAAGATTGCAGGTAATAGTATTAGTGGTGATAAAATCCAAGCAGGTGCTATCGACGCAAATAAAATTAAGGCAGGTGCCGTTGATGCTACTAAAATGAACGTAGATAAGTTATCTTCTATTACTGCTAATGTCGGCGACTTAACTGGTGGTACGATTACTGGTGGTACTATTGTTGGTTCTACTATTAGAAATGAAGAAGGCTCATTCTTAGTATCTAGTAATGGAGATATCAGGGGTGTTAATATTACTAGTTCTCGTATCGATGCTAGTAGTATATACTCTGAAGGTCAACAATTAAAAAATACACACTTTATAAATAAGCATGTGAGAAGCGGAGAAAGGATTGAATTACCAAAAGGATATAGTTATGACCGTTGTTTAATTTATATAACTAACCATAAGATGAAACCAGAAAAAGTTTACGAGCAAGGTGGTAGATATTTTAGCGATGAAAATATAGATAGAATTCATGACTTCAATAATAAATACTCTACATACTGGAATGAAAGACCAAGTGGCAATAAAATGAAAGATTTAGAGTCTGGTCATTGGTTACATGGAGAGCCTTTAAATGGTCGTGTATTTTTTCTGGAAAATCCTGCTCCGTTCCCTCAACCTTTTATTATCGAAAGAATGCAAGACCAAATGCAAACATTCAAAGGGTGTGGTGTCACACGTGAGGGATATTTCTTTTATTTTATCAATAACGGAGATTATGGTAAGTATGGCGAAGCTGACGTTTTAATAATTGCTTTTTGGTAAGGAGGTTTGATGATTGAAATAATGCTGCCACCACCAAGGGATAGCATTCTTCACTACTTATATCAAAGTACACCAGATAATGCTGTGTATGATATTATTTTCTGTATTTTAGCTGTAACAATTCTATTATTAATAGATATTGCGTTACGGTTTGTTATTGAACTTGTTGAATACAACAAGGCAGTTGGTAAAGAATGTACCGCATGGAATATGTTTAAAGCGTTATTCCTTGGCTGGGGAACTGTTACTCTCTCGAATGGGACAAAGAAAAGATTTTTGGTTAGTAAAGCATTCCGTAAATCTTTATTTTCTAAGGTATCTTTTGAATATCCTATTTTCTTCACTCTAGCAGCTACAGCATGGTCATTGCCTGATGTTCCTGTTATGGGATTTAGAATAGATGCACTTTTATCAATGCTATTTATGTTAGCACCGATGTTATGTGAGATTGTATCTATTATCGAAAAATTAAATGAATTAGATGCAGAAGCCTTTAAATGGTTTAAAGAGTTACGTGAATTTGTCAAGGAAACCAAAGAGGTGATAAAAAATTGAAGCGTTTATTTGAAATGCTAATGTTTGAAAATGGCGGACTTTCACTTACTAGAACAATCTCTGTGTTGTTCGTGTTATTGTTTATTGGAGTTACAATATACTTGGTATTCTTTGACTTTAGATGGGACCACTACGAAACACTTGCCACTATGGCGGCAGGTGGTGGTCCTATGACACAAGTTGCCAATAAATACATTAACTCTAAATATAATTCTGAGGTAGGAAGCTACAAAGAAAGGTCTGGTGCTGAGTAGTGGCAAAATTTAAATCTACAGTTCCAGTATATGATATTACCGTCAATCAAGGTGATGATTTTTCCTTGCAGATGGTTGTTAGTGATGGGCAAAACAAACCCATTGACATTACTGGATATCAGTTTGTTTGTAAAGTAAGAGAAACAGCTGAAAACCAAGATGTAATTGCCGAAGCTGAGTGTGTCATTCGTGACGCAGTGAAAGGTGTATTAGACGTTAACTTCTCCTCTGAAGTTACTAGTCAAATTGACACAGATGGTGATTATTACGGTGAAACAAACTCTTACTATTACGATGTTCAGCAAATTAACACAAACGGTCGTAAAGAGCGTATCGTGCAGGGCAAGTTTATTGTAAGCCCTGGTATTTCTTTCCACTAGGAGGTATATATGGCTGACAAAATTATTAAAATTATACAAGCCACTGCTCCTAGTATTACGATTAATCACAATCGTGATGGGAAAGATGGCAAAAATGGTAAAGACTTTAAGTTTGAAGACTTTACACAAGAACAACTAGAAAGACTAAAAGGTCCAAAAGGTGATAAGGGTGATAACGGTGAAAGAGGTCCTGCTGGTGATGTAGGTCCTCAAGGTCCTATTGGTCCTAAAGGTAATGACGGTCAAGCAGGTCCTAAAGGGGAAAATGGCTCTCAAGGTCCTATGGGTCCAGAGGGTCCTAGAGGCTTAACTGGTCCAAAAGGTAACGATGGTCAAGCGGGTCCAAAAGGTGATGTAGGTCCACAAGGTATGACTGGTCCAACTGGTCCCGCAGGTCCTATTGGTCCTAAAGGCGACAATGGTGAACGTGGCGAAGCAGGTCCTAAAGGCGAACGTGGTGATGTTGGTCCTATTGGTCCTCAAGGTTTGCAAGGTATTCAAGGTATTCGTGGTGAAACAGGTCCACAAGGTCCTCGTGGTGTACAAGGTGAGCGTGGTCCTATCGGTCCAATTGGTCCTACTGGCTTACAAGGTCCAAGAGGTGAACGAGGAGAGCCTTTTAAAATAAGCTCTATCCAACCATCTGTAGCATCTGTACACAACAACGCCTCCACATTCTCTGAATACAGTTTAGTTATGGTCCGCTCTAACGATGCCGATAACGGTAAAGTATTCGTTAAAAATGGCGGAGTAATGGAATACCTCATTACTATGTCTGGCGTTAAAGGCGACAAAGGCGATATTGGTCCACAAGGTCCAATAGGTCCAACTGGTCCACAGGGTGAAAGAGGTCCCGCAGGACCACAAGGTTTACAAGGTAATGCAGGACCACAAGGACCACAAGGTAACATTGGACCTAAAGGTGAGACTGGTGAACGAGGACCAAAAGGTGATATAGGTCCCGCAGGTCCTAAAGGGGATAAAGGTGACAATGGTACACAACCAGAATTAACATTTACACTTGCTGAAAATGGTGATTTGTTTGTAGACATTGCTTATTCTAATCTTGCACCTAGTAATGCTGTTACACCTAATGCTGTAAATACAAGTGCAGTAAAAACATACGATGTTATGTGGGGTGTAGCACAAGCAGGAGCGGCAGGTAATGGTCGTGGCTATCTTGAATTTAATCCCGCTACAGGCTTCGGTAAATTGCATTTAGATATGAGAGTAACTGGTAATGGTTCTGGTAATGGTGGCGTATTATGTACATTACCTAATAATTCCCCTGTTCCTAAGCGGTTATTGGAAGTATCTATTGATGCCAATAATAATAGCGTTTACGTTGAGCCTAACTCTCGCAATATTAAAGGTTGGGGTGTAGCGGGTAATAACAAACGCTATATTTTAGATATTGTTGGTTTCTGGGAAGGAGGTCAGTAATGCCAAGAGTTAAATTAGGTAATATTAAAGGTCCTAAGGGCGATGTTGGTAAAAGTGCTTATCAATCTTGGTTAGAGCTTGGTAATACAGGCACAGAAGCTGACTTCATTAAAAGTCTTAAAGGTTCTGCACCGACATTGTTTAAGAGTGCAGATAACATTGTTAAGGTATTAGAAATTCCTTTAGATAGTGGTGTAAACCAATGTCAAGGCTTTACATATAGCGAAGAAGCGAACGCTTTCTATATCGCTTGTGTTAATAATGATAATACTAAACAAGTGTTCTATAAATACAACGCTGACTTCTCTACCTTAATGTCCAAGCAAACATTTACAGATAAAAATAGATTAGGTCATTGTAATACATTATGTGCTTACAAAGGTAAAATCTATGTAACTAATGGTGCCGTAAATCCTAACCAAGTAGCTGTTATGACTACTGATATGGCTATCGAAAGTACTGTAAACTTCCCTAATAAGGTGTTCAACCTAGCTTACGACAAAACGGCGAATAAGTTTGTTTCTATCTTATATACTGGCACTACTAAGCAACGAACAGTTCAGTATTATAATGAAAGTAGAGCGTTGGAAAACACCACAACAATTCCAATTATTTCTACTAGTCAAGATACAAACGGGGCATTATATAATGGTAAGAGTATTGTATTCTCTGTTGGTGGCTATATTATCGAAAACTTAGAAGATAGTGTTACAAATACAGAAGTAACATCTGCACTTGAAGTTGAAGATTTTGCTATCGCTAATGGAGAAGTATATTTCACAGCTAATAACAATGGCAAGGTCGAAGTATATAAACACAGTGCTAATACTAAGTACTTCAATAACATTAACTATACTCCACCAAGTATTCCGCCATTAGAGAATAATGTTCCACTAACAGGCAAAGATACATCTGGTACAGAATGGAGTTTAATTAAACTTTCCAGAGGTAACGGTGTTGAGGCAGGTCATAAAGATAAACCTTTAGCGTTATCTGCATCTCGTGTTACATGGTGGGACGGTTCTAAATCTCGCTCATTATTAACTACTAAAGATTTAGAAACAGACTCTAAAACTCTTTATACAAAAAAAGAAGTAGACGATAATTTTATTTCTAAGGCTAAGTACGAGGAGGATTTAACTCTTCTAAAACAAGCCGTTGATAGATTAAATTCTTAGGAGGTATTATGGATATTCAAAGCGTTATTGTAAGTTTTCAAGAATTAGAAAAAACTAAAAATGATATTGCATCTGCTATTAAAGAAAAAGGTGTAACATCAGAAAGAAAATTCTCTAAATTCCCATCTGAAATCCGCTCTATTGTTGTAAATTCTAAAGGTACAGATGTGTATCGTAAGATGATTAATAATATCTATAGAAATAATGCTTTTGCATTAAATGATACAGATTTAGTACCTTTTGCAAAAGTAGAACCAATTATTGAAATGAGTGGTTATAATAAGACAGTACTATTAACAGCGTTACCTGTTGAGAATATCACTATCCCAGATGGTCCGTATAAATCACGTATTATCCAACAAAAATCATTATATGCCGACAAATTAAAATCTAAAGTTATGGTAAATGCAATGCAAGATTTTGATGCAGGCGTAGTTCAATACAACAAATATGAATTTATAATTGAGCCAATAGAAGCAGAAGTAACAGATGCCACTGTTAATATTAGCTATACAGTTGGCGGTGTCCAAAAAACTATTCCTCTATATGTACGAGACAAAAGGTTACAAACTGGAGAACAACCTTTCTTTATAGAACAATTCATTACATTTGAAAATACACCTGAAAAGGATTTGAAACCATTCTCTAATGTTAATGATTGGAACGAGCTTTATGTACAGGTTTATGGTGCACATAGATATATGTTAGGTGGTGAAACATACCCAGGGGCTTTCTCTTATATTAACTCTTTGAACGGAGAACGTTCTGTTAGAGGTCTATTAAGAGTGTGGTCCAATGGCATGAGCCGTGTATTAGATATGCCAGTGTACTTAAAACAAGTTGAGACTGTAAACTTCAATATTAACGGCGGTAAAAACTCATGCTTTATCTATGTAGAAGATAATAATGTTTATCTATATATCTCAAAAAATAATGGTAAACTAGCTACTAAATTGCTTGTTTCTAAATCACCTGGTCAATCTAAAACTGAAAGTTTTATTATGGACGTGATTAATGGATTAAAGAATGACCAGTACGCTACGATTGGCATTGGGCTATTATCAGATGGCTCATTACCAACATCTGCTGATTTTGAAAATACCGTATTCGATTATTAAGACAAGGTGAATTATGGCTCAAAAACGTGGCAAAACTAAAAAAATTGTTACCGTTAAATTAGATGATTTAACTGGTGGCATGAATATTGCCAAGTCTCCTGAGTTTATCAAAGATAATGAAGTTGTTCGCCTAGAAAACATGGAATTTGATGTAGTAGGTAGTAAATTAAGAACACGGAGGGGTTTAAGTACCCCTCTAGCTTCTTTCAATTCTCCTGTTACACATGTATACAATGATTACGAAATGAATGATTTCTTTATATTTCTTAAAAACAAAGAAGTATACAGATATGAATTTGGTAAACAACCTGTATTAATTGGTAAAATAAATGGAGATGCGGAACGCCCTTCTTGTTGTAAATGGAAAGGTTCTTTACTTATTGCAAGTGGTTCTAAATTACAAGAATATAACTATCAAACACTTAAAACAATTGACGGTAGTCCTAATTGCGATATTGTATTTACACGTTCGTCTCGTGTAGTTGTAGCTAAAACTGGCTCCGATTTATTAATATATTCTGCTATTGGTGATGTGAATAGTTGGAATGAAAATAGCAATGATGCTTCTGCACGAAAAGATGTTAATATTGGTTATGGTGATGGTGGTGATATTGTTGCTATAGCTGAATTAGCTTCTGATGTATTGGTATTCAAAAGTAATGGCTATATTTACGACGTTCAAAACGAACCAGAAGAATGGTCAATTACATTGCTTGCTAATAACTCTGACGTGGTAAGTAGACATGCTTGCGATAATATCAATACTGATATTGTATTCGTTTCTACTCGTGGTCTAAAATCTGTTAAAAGTTCTCAAGTATATGCAAACTTTAATGTAATGGATATTGGAGATAACATCAATCCAGAGCTTAAAAATAATGTTACCAAACCATTTATTTCTGATTTACGTAGAACAAAACAGATGGTAGTAAGCGGTTCGTGTGGTCGTGAAATGTTTGTATATCATTACTGGACTGGTGGGTATACTAAATGGATTTTCCCTTATAATGTTACATCAATTTGTGAAAACCAATATCATGTATTGGTAGCCATGAATACAGACGACACTCATGGTGCAATTTACGAATTTGATTTTAAATATACAACTGACAATGGTTACTCCATTCATCAACTTATTCAATCTAAGGAAATGAGAGATACTCATAACCTTAATGCGTATAGAACGTATATTGATATTCAATCTGAAGAGAATGACGGTCGTGGGTATATTTACATTAACGATGTACAATTAACTCATAAATGGACGGTTAAAGAGCTACAAGGGGAATTTAAGACACAAATTCTTGCACCAATTCTTCGGTTTAGATTTGAAACAGATGACCCAATCATCTTTAAATATATCTCTTTTGACATAGTAATAGAAAGAGAAAGTATGGTGAGTGACTCCTCTGCAACAAATGGCAGGAGAAAACATGCACGGCGTAGAAAGGGTAGAGACCAGAATGACTTCTTGAAAGGAGCTCATAAAAATGGCAATAGCCCTTACAGCTAATATACAAAAACACATTGATGAATATCAGTATCGTGTTGGTCGTAGTTACCTTGACGACTGGGACTACCAATTCCATCCTTTAGTATGGTTAAGAGAGGATGGCTCATTCTTAACATTTGGTATCATTGGAGATACACTAGAAATAGATATTGGATGCGGTGTCCCTCTTGTTGAGGGTTGGAAGCACATTCACCATATGGCTAAACAATTAGGATTAAAGCGTGTAGCATCGTATACTGATACACGAAACCCTAAAGCATATGCAAGATTAGTTAAATGTGAATATGAAGAACGAACCAACGAAAACGGTACATATTACTACTTTACAAAGGAGGTATAAATGGGTAAGTCCAAGACTACTATCCATGAACGCCAATTAACACCAGAAGAACGCCATTTAATAGCGTTACAAGGCAGATACCTAGACTCTATTCAACCTAGTATTGATGCGTTAGTAAATTACGGCACAAATCAAATTGGTAGTATTGTTACACCTGATTGGCAAAAATTATATAATGACCAAACAGCTGAAATGCAACAAATTAAGAATGAGTTTACTCCTCTTAGCCAAGGTATTTTACCAGATGTATTTGCTAACGCTAAACAAAACTACTTTAATCGTATGTATGAAAATACGATGGGTAAGAACTTAGCTAGTTTGGCTCAACGTGGTGTTATTGATAGTTCTCGATTTAATACAACAACAAATGATATGCAGAAAAACTTTGCATCTCAAATGTCACAAGATTATGATAATAACTTAAAAACAGCAGCTGGTCTCATGGACCAACGTATGAGATACGCATCTACACCTATTGAATACGCACAAAAAGCACACCAAGCATCTTTCGCTCCTGTTCAAAATTCCTTAGCTTTAGCACAAGGTCAAAACCAAGCTACTAACCAAGCATTACAAACGCAAGGTCAGTTAAATAATGGTAGAACATTTGCAACACAATCTTCTAGCGGTGGTTTCTTAGGTGGTGCATTATCCTTAGCTGGTTCTATTATCGCATGCTTCCCATCTTATGTAATGGTGGAAATGGCTGACGGTAGTGAACAAGCTATTGGTTCTATTAAAGAGGGAGACAAAGTTAAAACACGTCATGGTGAAGCTACAGTCTCTGAAAATAGAAACATGGGTATGCAACAAATCTTCTTACTTGTTACTCACAATCACAAACTTCGTACAACTAGCACAGAAGTATTTAACACACCTGATGGGCGTAAAGAATTATCTGAATTATCTGAAGGTGATAAGGTTGAAACTAAAGATGGGTTTGAGCGTATCGAATTTATTCTTGATACAGAGGATAAGGAAGAAGTATTTGAATTAGTATTAGACACTGACGATAATATGTTCTTAGTAGAAGGTATTTACGCAGAGTCGTTCTAGGAGGCATAAATGCAAGTAATTCAAGTAAGAGATAATGACTGGCAAACCCAATTAGGTAATTTAGCTGGTATTATCGGTGGCATGATGTTCAATAACCGTCTTGACCGTGGTGCTCTTCGTGAAGCTAATAATCAAGCTCAAAAAGAAGAATTAGCACGTCAACAAGGTTTTACATCTGGCTTAACAAACCTTCAAGGTTTATATCAAAACCCTGAATACGCAACTAATAAAAATTTACAAAATCAAGCTATGAATATTCAAGCTGACTTAGCTGGTCGTGGTTATCGCAATGCATTTGGTTTGAATGCTGATACAATTGGTAGTGCTTTGACAAACAATACTGGTGCAATTGATTACATCAAAGGTTACGGTCAAGCTAATCAAGGTTTGCGAGTACATGACCAAAACTATCAAGATTTCCCTCAGTACTGGCAAGCATATGGTGGTTTAACACAAAATATTAAATAGGAGGTACTATGGCTGATTATATGGGATTATTACAGGGGTATGGTTTAACTCCTGCGGCAGCCGCTGGTATCATTGGTAATGGTATGATGGAGTCTAATATGGACCCTACTATTATTGAAGGTGGCGGTCATGCAAATGAAATTCCAGTTAATGGAACACATGGCTATGGTATTTTCCAATATACAAGTGCTGATAGACAACAAGGCTTGGCAGATTTTGCCAAGTCTTTAGGTATTTCATCTGGTAGTCCAGAAGCACAGTTTCAGTATATGTTAAAAGAACTTGGTCCAGAGGGTATTAATACACTTAATAGTTTTGAGACTCCTGAACAAGCCGCAGTATGGTTCCACGACAACTTTGAACGAAGTGCTGATACCGATTTATATCCAAGACAAAAAGCTGCTCGTGATGCTTTCTCTCAAGCAGGTTCTCCTACGTCTATGACACGGTATCAGAACAACAACCCTCAAGCTCAAAACTTTGCATTTGATGACCCAAATGAAAAGCTAGACTGGGGTAAAATTAATCAATTAATGAATTATCAAGTAGCTAGTCCTGAAGTAGAAGCCTCACGTGCTACACAAGCAGGGCGTATTGCTGGCTTACGTAATTCATCTTACTTTGGAGAAATGGGCACAGCATTAAGTAGAAACAATGCAGACCAAATGAAAGCCTTAGTAAATCAAGCAGTATCTTCAGCTAACACAGCTAACAATCAACAAAAATTAACTAACGCTGGTCAATTAGCACAAATGATTGCAGATAGCCATAATAGTTCTAATAGCAAAATGTTAGCAAGTTTAGGTCAAGCATTAGGTGTTCGTTTAGACCCTATGGCTGATAGATATATGAATAATAATCAAATGGCTATGTTAAACATGAAACGGCAACAAGCAGTTGATGACCAAAACAGAGCCTTTGCTCAAAAGAAAGAATTGGCACAAATGCAGTTCCAACATCAAAAGGAATTGCAAGAGTCAAAAATGGCACAAGCACTCGCTGTTGCTGGTATTCGTGCAGGTGCTAGAAGTGCCGCAGGTTCTAAATTACCAGATGGTTCTTATTTAGGGGCTGATGGTCAAGCTCACCTAACAATCGCACAACAAAATAATGTTGGTAAAATTTTAGCGGCTGGTCAAGAAGAATTTAGTGCCGCTTCTGATGCAGACTGGTCCAAAACATCTTATGATGGATGGAAAGGTTCTGTAGCAAATACTACACAAAGTATTATTGATAAACTGGCTCCATATGCTAATACCGTAGAAGGACAAGATGCAATATCTAAAGTATTAGGATGGCAAAAATATGACCAAGATGCAAAAACAAAAGCATGGGGTACAGACAAACAAACAGCTTATACAAGATAAAGGAGTTTAATATATGGCAAGATGGACAGACGGATTAGCTAATGCAAATGCTCAAGCCGCATATGAAAATAACTTAGCCCAATATGGTTCTGACTATATGGGTAAAGCCAGCTATAGTGGCATCCTTGACGAAACACTAGGCAACTTTAGTTCTGGTATTGACAGACTAGGTTCTGATATGTTAGGGTCCGTTTCATACGGACTTTCTAACATTGATGGAGATACAGCACAATGGTTAAGAGGTCAAGCTGAAGACAAAGCAAAATTTTACGCTAATCTGTCTGCTTATCGTAGTACAATGGGAGATACCGCTGACTTATCATGGGGAGAACAAGTAACAAACCCTCACTATTGGTCTGCTCAAGTCGGTAACTTCTTTGGTAATACAGCTCCTCAAGTAGCCATGGCTATGCGTACAGGTGGTGCCACAGGTGCAGCATTTAATGCTGGTAAAGTAGGTGGCTTGTTAGGTAGAGCAGGTTTAAGCGAAGGTTTAGCTGGTGGTGTTGCAACTGGTTTAGGTAAAGTAGCGAAATACGGTACTGAAATTGCAACTGGTGCTGGTTTAGAAAACCTACAAAATGCTGGCTCTATTTATAATGATTACAGATTTGCTGGATATGATACAGATGTCGCAGGCGATGCTTTTAAACAATCTTTAAATGAAGGTTGGGCACCTGCCGCATTAGACTATGTTGCTGACCGTGCAGGCGTTTCTGGTAAAGTGGGTATGCTTGCGAGTGCATTTGCCAAAGATGGTGGTAAACTTTTAGCTAAGAGTATTTTAGCTGATGCAGCTAATAGCTCTTTAGAAGCTTATACAGAAGCATGGCAACAAGCTATTGAAGGACGTATTAAAGGTCAAGAAGGATATGACAAAGTATCTATGTTAGACCCTAGTACATGGACTGATGATATGTGGACTGCCGCTAAAGATGCATTTAACGTATCTATGGTAGTTGGTGGTATGGGTAGTGCCGCTAGACATGTAGGTAATAAAGCACTCAATAAAGCAGATGAAATGGCTGGCTTAACTGCTGATAATGATATTATTAATGATGGTAGTCAACCTCCTATTGATGTAAATAACACACCAATGGCTGATGCTGGTATTGATATTTCATCTAATGTAAATGAAACTCCTGATTATATTAATGAAACTCCACTTGGCAATGTAGAAATTGATGATATTTCTAACGCTTCTTATTCTCCTATGATGGAAGAAAGTGGCTTTGCAACTGCTGTTAATAAAGCACTCAATAATCGCCCACCTGAAGATTATGCTGAAATGATGAATAGGGTTCAAGACGAACGTGCTAATATTATGGCATTGCATGGTGATAAACCTGCTGACCAACTTTCTCCTCGTATGTTTGAAGAAAACTTTGTGAATGCTGGTTTAGAACCAAAAGCCGCACGTTTAGTATCTCGTAATTTGTACAATGATATGTTGGGTGCAAATAATGCAGAGACGATTGAAGATACCAATGAAGCACCACAAGAAGAAAGTTTAGCAGATAAAGCTGATAGACTTGGCGTAACATTGACAGATGCTGAACGTGCTAATATCACACGTGAAAACCCTGATAAAACGTCTATTCGTGAAGTAGAACGTCGTATTGCAGATACAGAAAAGAATAATGCGTATAATGAACAAATTCGTACTGTTGCCGAACATCGACAAGCATACAACGAAGATAGATACGCTAATTCTCCTAATAAAACATTCTTTGAAAACGAGTATAAAGATAATCCTTACAAAGCACAAGATGCCGCTTATCGTGTACATAATGCAATGGAGGCACGTAAAAAAGATGCTAATAGCTCTGATATTAAAAAGAGAGAACAGTCTAAAAATATCCGCAACTATTTAGCTAAAGCTGGTATCAAACCTGCTAACGATTATACAGCAGAAGAACTCAAAAGCATTACTGATTACGCTAAACATATGGATAATCAAGAGCGTACTTCTAAGAATGTGGCTAGTTATATTCAAAACCGTGATATGGCTAAAGAGGTAGAAAATGTAATTAATACTTTACCTCCAAAAAATAGCCCTGACTACTTACCAGCTAAACGAAACTTAGCACAACAACTAAGTAAACATTTAGTAACAATGGGTGTTAATGGTTTTGATGTAATGGGTCCTCAATTTAATAATGTACGTAAAATCTTGTCTACACAAGAACAACGTATGTTGCAAGCAAATATCGAGGAAGCTAAACGTGCTAAAGAAGAAACACGTAGAGCAAATGCTCAATTAGTAGAACGTAAACCACAAGATGCTCAAAAGTTTGTTAATAATAAACAAGTAGCTGTATCTGACCGTAATATCGCTGGCGATGACCAAATGATTGCCGATTATCTTAACAGCGACAAAGTAACACAAGAAGGTTTATTAAATATCCAACAATATCTTGCACATACAGGTCGTGAAACTGGCATGAAAATGCCACTTACTAAGGATGCTTTAAAATATAGACATGCAAATAACGATGTAATGGGTGGTAAAATTGGTCCTTATAATGTTATTGTGCCAAATCCAAATAAAAAATGGGAAGCAAGACCTACAAAACCAGACCATACAGAAACTATCGACCATGATAATCCTACTGGTGAAGAACCTATTGTTACGCCATACGAAGAACGTAAAGCACTAAACCCTGCACAACCTAAAGAAAAGAAAAAGAAAACTCCATCTAAGCCTAGAACAGTGGATGTAACTACTGATGAACAAAAAGCTAAAATGCGTGATACCGATAAATTAGCTAAGTTAAAAACAACTCTTCAAGAGTTTGGTCAAATGAATGAAGAAGTTGCGAAACAAGTTATTGATGCGGTTCCAATGGAAACTAAATATGGTAAGGAACAAAAACAAAAATACAGGGAGTATGTTCTTCGTCAAGCTAATGAAGATACTGGTGATATTGATTTAAGTGATGATATTCAAAAACCAGAAGACGTAGCAAATAAATATACAGATACATATGAAAGTATTTTAAAGGATATTCAATATATTAAAGAACATCCATTTATGTCTATGCGTGATTACAAACGTATGTATAATGGTCTTCTTGCTAAACGAAACCATTTAGTACGCCATGCTCCAGCATTCTTAGAAAGTTGGAATAAAGTTTTCAGTGAAGTTCCTCCATTTAGAATTCCAAACGTAACAGAATTAATGAAGGGTATCCGTAATGGCGAAGTTAAAATTCCTCAAACAGTTTTAAGTTCATTTATAGATAAGCCAAATCATTTTGATGAAAATATTGATAATTGGATGGCACGTGATTATATGTTATTTGATGTAGCAGATACACGTGATTTTGATAAAACACGAAATTATATCATCTTACAAGCTATGAATAAAGCGTCTGCACGTATCAAAAATATCGGCATGAAGCAACTATTAGAAGAGCTAGATGATGTAAATGGTAATCATTTGCTTGGACGCTTCGTAAATCGTGCTATTCAAATGTACCCTATTTATAATAAGAATAATAAATATAAAAGTTTGGCTGGTAAGGTTGCTGGTAAAAAATTATTCAAAAATGGTGCATCTGATTTTAGTAGCATGAATAGTGGCTTGGCTAAACAGGTATATGATGATGTAAAGAAAATCGTTCCAGTCGTAATGACAAACCGTATCGCAAAGAATGGTAAAATTACAGAAGAACGGTTGAAAGATGCTAAGACAAGAAATCAAATTAGAACAGCGTTACGTTTAGGTAATTATGTTGACAATGTATTAAATGCTTCTATCCCTGATGGACAAGGTAGCACGTATGATACAAATATTAAAATGGATATTAAATTAAATGAAAATTTTAATGTAGAAGCTAATATTCCTAAAGATGCTGATGTAGATGCGTTTAAAGAAGAGTTGGAATACTATTTATCTGATATGGGTATTCTGTCTGATGATAACATGATGGAAGATGGTAATACAATTAAATTTACTGCGTCCTATGTGCCAGAAGCTGTATTTAACAACTCTAGCTATATTGCTCAATCTGCTTGGAACACTTTAGGTGGTGTAGTACAAAAACATAATAGTATTATATTGGATAGTGATACTCTTGATAATATTAATATGCAAAACATTACAAATGGTTCTACACAACAGTTTAAAAAAGCAGGGTTTAGTATCATCGAAAATGACGGTACATACACGTTAGTACCAGTTGAGGACGATATTCAAAATGCCACTAAAGGTAGTAAAACAACTGTAGAATATCATCAACCAAAAGATGTTGAAATGGAAATTATGCGACAAGTAGCAAATAGAACCAAAGGTCTTGGTAAACTATCTGATACAGAAATTAAGCATATTCTACAATCGTTAATGAGTGCAGTTAATGGCAATCCAAAAACATACGTGTCTGTATTACAATACATTAAACAGCATCCTAATTTAGAAATCTATGTAGTTGATAGACTTATGAACGAAGACCCATTTGACCTTGATTTCAATGGTGGTTATTCTCCGAAAACAGGTCGTATGTATTTAAGCAGTGATGCGATTGCACCTGATAATGATACATTCTTCCATGAGTTATTACATAGTGCTACTGATTTTACCAAAACAGCTGACATTACTGAACATGTAAATAATGCATTACAATTAATGCGAGAGGAGTTAAGTAAAGATGAAGGAATTGCAGGCGAAATATACAGAGCAGTTGGCAACGATAAAATACTTAAATCTGTCAACCCAAACGACAAAGAAGCTCTTGCATCTGTTATACAAAGTGCCGCTAAAAACCTTAAAAGAGCATGGGGATTTGTACGTAAAGATGGCTCTAATACGGTTAAAAATGGACCAATTTCAGATAAAGACCAAGCTAAATATCCCCGCAATACTACGGTCGATGGAGACAATTCACAGCGAGCAAGAATTAGACAATTTATTCAAAGCCTCTCAAACCCAAAAGACAGCGTAGATGGTACACAATTATTAATGTCAATGCTTAATGCTAGCCGTAATGCTGATGATGCATTCGATATACCACAAGCATTGATTAACTCGCCTATCAACCCAAGAGATAAGCTATTCTTGGCAGCTATGGTTATGCCAACAATTGACCCTAGCTTGGCTAAAGATGGCAGTATGTATAAATTTGTAAATGAGACGTTCTCTTATGGTAATACACAATTATTCTCTAATCAACAAATTAGACAACATCTGCAAGATGCTCTTGATGATAAGAAACGTGCACAAGCCTTAGTAAATAAACATACTGTCAATAGGAAAGTTGAAAGTGCTAAAGACACAATTAAAACTAGACTAGCTAAAAAACAACATGATATTGATATGGAAATTAAGGCTAACGATAGAATAGACCAAGCTGAACAAAAATTACTTGCTGATATTATGGAACATGGCGGTGGCGTTATTGAGCGTATTAATCCATCAGAAGATGGTATATCTTTTGCATGGTTCCGTAAAATGCTACAATCTCCATCATCTTTAGCACGTAAACTTGTTCCAGAATTAAAACCTATTATCAAAGCCGCTTATGTTGCCGCACGTACAGCACGATATAAACGCAGAGAATATATCGAAGCACTTGATAAACATTTCTTATCCTTAGATGAAAAAACTGGCGAAGATAAACAAATTAATAAGCTCTTTGATGATATTGATAAACGTGGTCGTGAGTTTGCACAACCAGTTGCAGTTCGTATTAACGGAGAATTAAAATACGCTATTATTAAACCTAACGATGAATTCACAGAATTTGGTTTAGGTGATGATAAACGTATGCGTAAATTTGTTAAGGCAGAACGTGAAAAGGGTAATCATGTGTATGTTGGTATGTCTAAAGATGTGTACCAAGTTATCTCCAGTAAAGATAACATTGCCGCATATAAAGACAAAGCAAATGCTAACAAAGTAGCTATTGATATATCTAAAGCATACGCTAAACAATTAGGTTATAGCGACAACGTATGGAATGCTTATGTTGGTGTACGTAACACACTTAATAAAATCCATAAAGACGTGAATGATAACCAAGTTGCACGTGGTAAAGAACCTTCTGCTGATTTGTGGGGTTATATTCCTCGTGAACATAAACGATATGGTGTATATCGTATTGAAGTTAGATATAATCCAGAAACACAAACATATGGTAAAAAATATACAGTATTAACATCTTTTGACACAGAGCATCAAGCTAACAGATTTGTTGATAGTTTAACACCAGAAAAGGGTGTAGCATACGCTACAATTCATCGTGATAGATACCAAGCAGATGCTTCTCAATCTTATGAAGGTTATTATTCTAATCTTACAGAAGAAGAAGAAAACTTAAACAAAGTATACGAGAAAATGTCTACTGAGGATGCCGCAGCATTATTCAATAAAGTACAAGGTAATTATACAGAGACTAAGAAATTCATTGACCATTTCTTAAAAGGCAAAGATAAGTCTATGACTTATGATGATTTCCAAAACTTAATTAATAACAAAGAACGAATGAAGGAAATCGGTCTTGACCATCGTAAATTACAAAAAGAAGTAGCACAAGCTAACTTTGAAAAATTATTGAAGAAAGATAAAGACGGTCTTTTAACACATGAAAATGTGAGTGCGTATTTATACCGTAGTTCTGGTGCTCAAATGTGGAATAAACATAATCTTAAGCGTGCTGGTGTTATGGGTCATAACGAAGACCACACAGCAGCTATTTATCATTATGCTATGACACAAGCTAAGTACCAAGGGAATGCTCCATTCTTAGACTTTGCTACACGCTATTACGAAGAAGCTTTTGGTGAAAACTATGAAAAGCAATACGGTCGTAATGGCACTGGTGCTAAAAATGCAAGACAAGATATAGTCCATGATTATATTCAACGTGTAATTGGTGCACCTAATAAAGTAGATAAGGTCCTTAATCGTATCGGTCGTGAATTACCATACATTGGTAATTTCATGGTTAAATACATGGGTGATAATTGGGTTACTAAATTACTTAACCGTAATATGCAAGCAATGGCTGTATTTAAATTAGGTGTATTTAGACCTACAGCTGCTATCGCACAGTTTGGTACATTAGCTAACGTAGCCGCTTTAACAGGCTTTACTCCTGAGTTACGTTACGCTATGAAAGAAGCTGGACGTGGTGGTAAAGATGGTAAATATGGTAAGCTATTTGATGACCTTGAAGTATATGAAGAAAATGCTAACCAAGCATCTGAATTCTTTACGGATGGTTTAGACTATCGTAAATTAAAGGTTCATGGTATTAATGTTGGTAAAGCATTTGATTTATCTATGAAAGGTTTCATGAAAGCTGACTCTTATACACGTAAAGTAGCAGCGATTGTAGCATACGAAAAATACTGTAAAGACCACAATCTGGACCCTATGGACCCAAATAAAAACGACCCAGAAGGTTATCGTAAAGCTATGGAATACGCAAAGGATTTTGTTGTGAAAACAAACTTTGACTATAGTGATATTGATAGCCCACGATTGTTTACTCAATTTGGTACATTAGGTAAAACATTATTACAATTTAAAAAGTTCGGTGTTAAAGAAGCTGAATTCTTATTCACAGCATTTAAACGTGATGATGGTTCTATTGACTACAAAGGTTTAGGCAGATTTATGGGCATCACAATGGGTATGGCTGGTTTTATGGGCTTACCATTTATGGGTGCTGGTGATGATATGCTTAAATGGTTGACAGGTAAAGGTTTATCTGACCGTGCTAAAGACCTTGCATATGAATGGGCTGGTAATGACCAAACTAAACAAAAAATTGCTTTAATTGCTATGATGGGTGCACCATCTATGTTCGGTGTAGACTTTAGCCGTAACATAGGTTTTGGTGATTTAACTCCAAGTAATGGTAGCGATTTGCTAGGTCCTACATTATCTACATGGGGTTCTCTTGCTGATGTAGCTAGAAACAGCCATGATTGGAGAGATGTAGTTGCTGGTGTTGGTCATTCATTATCTCCACAACTTGGTAATATATACCAAACATATACAGGTAATATGCGTGACTGGAAAAATGCTGAAGATAAAGGTGCTTATACACCTGCTGAACGCATGATGAAGTTAATGGGCTTTAGACCTGCACGTGAGTCTGTAGAAAATGATTTAGCTTATAGACTTACTATGGCAAATCAAGAACTAAAAGAAGGTAAAAAACAAGCAATTAATGATTTCTTGAGAGACCCTTCTGATGAAAATCGTAAACGTCTTAAAGACTTTGGTGTTACTGGTAAACAACTAAGAGATGCTAGAGACTTGAAACAAATGTCTGCTATTGACAAAGCTAATAAATACTTACCTAAAAAATCTTCTGTGGAAGCTGATAAAGTTAAGGAACAAGCTAATGTTTATAACACATTTGTTGACGGTATGTATGACGGATTGGAGGAAGAATAATGGCATTTTACACATTAAATGATATTGCGTATTTAGCCGCACACTGTAATGCGGATAAAGTTACTTTACATTGGAGTGGTGGGGGGTATGAAAATACCTCTCCATACTACCACTTAAATATTCTAGGTGATGGTCGTGTATGGTCTGATTTTAACAGTTTTGATGCTACTGGTAAACATACATGGCATCGTAATACAGGTAATATTGGCGTATCTATTCTCTGCTGTGCAGATGCTGGTGTAGATACAGAAGGCAATGTTAGATGGGGCAATTATCCACCAACTGATGCACAAGTTAATAAAATGGCTATGATTGTTAAAACAATTGCCGATGCTAAAGGTTGGGAAATTGACAAAGAACATTTTAAAACGCATAATGACTGGGCATTAATTGATGGATATTCTATCTATGATGATGACCCTGATATGCGTTGGGACTTAATTGCGTTACCGCAAGAAGATGGAGACGGAGGTGCTATTATTCGTGGAAAAGCTATCTGGTATCATTACCATCCTGAAGAATGTAAAGATTAAGATTTATATTATTATTTTAATTGCGTTATTTGCGTTCTGTGGGCTGTTTTATATGCTCCATAGGCAAACACACGTGGAACAATCCACACCCACCTTACAGCCTAAAATAATGAACGAGAAGGCTACTCTTAATACTAAGACTACCGTATCTTATGTTCCGAAACAGAAAGAATTGGTATATGTGAATAATGTACCAACGTATGTACAAGAAGATACAGACGTAGAAGCTAGTATTGAAAAGCCAGCTGTTGTAGTCAAAGTAAATGGCAAGAAGCAGAAATTTGATTTACAACAAAATGAAACACAAAAGTTTGAAAATGGTAAAGTAGTATTGGACCAAAAATCTACTGTTGAATTTGATATTAAAGTACCAGAGCGTCATGAATTAAATGTATACGGACAAGAAGAATTCCGTGCAGGTAAATTTCATAGTCAAGTTGGTATTGATAAACAAAATGGCAAATTAGTATACGGTGCTAAATATGATATTACAGACAAAGAACCTGTATATTATGTACGCTATAATCTCGTAAAAATGTATACCAATTAAAAGCTTGACAAATTGATTTTTATATGTTACTATTACTATAGACATAATTATTTCCTCCTCAGCGTGGTCAGGGGTGGGCTTGACGGCTCGCCCTCGGCTGTGCTACAATCCTCACAAACCCAGCAACGGTGCGGTGTCAGCAAAGGTGTTGACAGCTGACAGCGAGGGTGCTACAATGTGAGTAGTGGTAGAGCCACAGAACTTGCTCTACCGAAAGGAGAAAACTATGGCAAAAAGAAATTTTGGCGTATCAATGTGTGGTCGAATAGAACATACTCGCCGTAAACCCAAAAGAGAATATTGTAAAGGATGTAAATATTGTTCGTATTCTACGAATGGTACACAAATGTTTTGTAAAAAATACAAAAGATTTTCTAGTGTATGGAAAACATCCGAACGTAAGTGTTATGTAAGATAACACAACTCAGTATATCTGGTTGCTAATATACATATTGCACGGAGATAGGCAAACCTTGAAAGTTCATGCAGTCTCATGTATATCCAGAGTATTGACTAAATATGTTAACAAAACATCATATCGAAATAGTGTTGAGAACGTAAACCAACTAAAAATAACGGAACCGAATTAGCAACTCGGTAATATGGCTGTGAGACAGGGGCTGTTTGGCGTGCAATTTTCCCAGATTTTGTCCCGTCGTAGATGGCAGTCGAAACAAACTCTTTTGAGTGGTAGGTAAAGCTACACCTGGGCTACCTTAGTATTAACTATGAAGTTTCGATAATGTACCAACAGTATATGTATGCTCCCATGTATATGGGGGCAGTACCTCGGCACTAACTGGGGCAATCATCAAGTAGAGAATACAGTAGATATTTACTAATTAATATATACTACAATCAACTACGAAGTAGTTACAAACGAAGTGCGTAGTAATAGATATATAGTAGATGCTCAACATTACTACCAATAAGTGATACAGTTACTTAGTATTCATAACTGGTGCGTTCGCAGAATATCTTCACTAACGTTCAGATATTGATTAGTTGGTAATACACATAAGAAAAAGAAATTACGAACAAAGATATTCCTTCTTGGTATTATCTACAACTACAGCAACTAACGATGTGAGTAATTCACCTAGCGTAGCGGTTCTACAGTATCAGTATTTTAGGTATTTAAAACACTATCACTTAGAACGTAATAACATTACTACAACTTAGTATATAAAACAAAGAAGAATAACATTACTCAGCGTAATATTGAATTACACTTCGTAATACGTTACACTTAATAGACCCCTTTATGGGGTCCTTTTTTATTTGACAAATACAGTATAATATGATATACTAAATTACAGGAGGTATTATATGAATAGAGAAGAAACAATTAAATTAATTGAAAGTTATCATCATAGTTTAGGTAATCAAAGTTGGTTAGAATATTATATTGATAATTGTAAAACAGGTATTAGTTTAAATACTATTTCTGATTACGAATTACACAAAATATTATTATTTATGGAAGATGATTACGCAGGTTTATAAGGAGATAAATATGAGTATATATAGAATATTTGAACCAGAAAATCAATATGATGACAACGCATTTACTACAACTTTATCTGCATTTGCCAGAGCTGCACATAATAGCGACAACGTATATTATATTCAAAATAATTACAATCATTATCTTATCATTGAACAAAATGCTAAAAACTTATCATTAAGTTATATGTTTGTTCATGAACTTACACCAAAGCAATTTATTGATAAATTATGCACACAATTAGTTGATATACAATACGAAAATAAAGATAAAGATTTAATTGTTGTAAGAATGAAAATTCATGAATTACTAGATGGTTTTTCTTGCGATGGACAAAGAATACCTATGATACTAACAAGTAACAGCTCAACTGAACAAATTGATTTCTATAGTTCGTTTAGTATAGTAAATCCAACACACATTACTGAAACATATAAAGTTGGTAGTGTAATACCAAAATATAGAGCTTTGGTAATCAAAAATGTATTAAATGAAAGTATAGGAAAAATGCATGACTATATTATTTCTCAGGTTATTGATAAACATAGCGTAACAAAAAGATATGGGGTAAGAATATGAATTTTACAGATTTACACAGTCATAGCTTTTACAGTAGGCGTGATGCTTATTCATCTTTAGAAGAGCGTATACAACGTGCTAAAGAAATAGGATATTCAGCTGTATCTTTAACGGACCACGGTACTACATCTGGTTTAACTTCTCATTATCTAGCTTGTCAACAAGCTGGAATTAAACCTATTTTAGGTATGGAAGCCTATTTCTCATATGATTTAGATATTAAAACACGTGATAGCTACCATCTGGTTTTACTAGCTAAAAATACAGAAGGTTTGTATAACTTGCGTAGATTGTCTACATTTGGTGCTTGTCATCATTACTACAAACCATTAATTGACTATAATGCATTAAGACAATACAGCAATGGTATTATTGTTAGTACTGCATGTGTTGCTGGTCCATTACGTAATGAACTGCTAAGAGGCGAATTTATTGAAATCATGGCTGATATTTTTAAAGATGATTTTTATTTAGAAGTACAACCGCATGATTTTCCATTACAATGGGAATATAATAAAGTTGTAGAAGAATTAAGTAAACAATATAATATTCCTATTATAGTTACTGGTGATAGTCATTATGCTTATCCAGAACAAATGCAAGCTCATCGTGATTTTTTATTGTTAGATAGAACACTAGCAGATAAAAAAGAACAAATTAATGATGCCTATACCGAGAAATCTAAAGAAAAATACCAAGAAGAATATAATCATATGTTAGAATACTATGGTAGTCGTGATTATCATATGTGGACTATTGATGAATTTAAAGCAGTAATTCCTAATCAAGAATACTATGATAATGTTGGTAAAATCATTGATAAATGTAATGTAGAAATACCATTTGGTGAAAACCATTATCCTGTATTCCCTGTTAAAGACCCTGCTAAATATGTTAGAGACGCTTGTGCTAACGGATATCGTATTCATGGAATTGCAAAAAAAGAAAATAATGATGTATATGTCAACCAAATTAAACACGAATTAGATGTGTTAAATCAGCTTGATTATAATAATTATTTTTGTATTATTCATGATATGTTATTATGGGCACGTCAAAATGGTATGAGAACTGGGGCAGGTCGTGGTTCTGTTTGTGGAAGTTTAGTTGCATATTTAATGGGAGTTACCGAAATTGACCCTATACAATATAATCTTGTATTTGAACGATTTGCCAATCCAGAACGTGTAACAAACCCTGATATAGACTGTGATTTCCAACAAAGTCGCAGACAAGAAGTTATCCAATATATACAAGATAAATATGGTTATGCTTACCCTGTTAGAACATTTGGTTTCTTAGGACCTAAAGCAGCAGTACAACACGCTGGTAGAGTGCTTGGAAGAAAAGCATCTGATATGACTGCTATCTCTAAAAATATTAACGATATTGGTGATATTAGAGATAAAGAAGTTAGAGAAATGGCTAGTACATCAGTTAATCGTTTAGTCAATTATGGTACTCATGCTAGTGCGGTAGCTGTATTCCCTAGCGACCCTGCTCAATGGTGTGCTATTGAATATCAAGATGGGCAATATGTAGCGGCAGAAGATTTTCATATATTAGAAAAGCAAGGTATTCTTAAATTAGATATTCTTGGGTTGGCTACATTAGATATCATTGATGATGTATTAAGACGTGTTAAAACTTGTAATTTGAATACAATACCATTACAAGATGATAAAACTGCACAGTTATTACAATCTGGTAATACTACTGGTATATTCCAAATTGAGTCTGATGTAATGACTAATATTGTTACTAATATTCATTCTAAAAGTGTATATGACTTAGTAGATACTGTAGCTATAGGAAGACCTGGCGTATTAGATGTAGGCATGGATAAAGTATTTATAGCACGTAGGCAAGGTAAAGAGCCCGTTAAATATTTACATCCACTACTTGAACCAATTCTGAAAGATACCGAAGGTGTTATTTTGTATCAAGAGCAAATTATGCAAATTGTACAAGCATTAGCTGGATATACAATGGGCGAAGCTGATATTCTTAGACGTATTATTGGTCGTAAAGAATTAGATAAAATTAATACAGCTGTTGATGAATTCGTTGAACGTGCAGGCAAAAACGGTATAGGTGAAGATGTTATTCGTCCTATCGCAGAGCAAATGATTGCTTGTGGTTCGTATGTATTCAATAGAGGTCATAGTGCGGCATATGGCTTAACTGCATGGCGATGTGCATATCTTAAGGCTCATTACCCAGAAGCGTATTATGCATCTATCCTTGATATGAATTTTGGTGATAAAGAAAAGCTATCTGTATTTATTAATGATGCTAAAAAGCATGGCATTAATATTATTCCACCTGATATATATGGCGATATAAAATGTACTACTGGGAAAAATATTGTGTGCTTAGGTCTTGGTGCTATAGCAGGATGTAGTAATTTACACGCATTTAAACCTGAGCGTGGTAAAGCATTTTTAGAATTAAATCAAACAATGAATATGACACAACTAAAAGGCTTAATCTATAGTGGTGCTATTGATGATGGTGGTGATAGAAATGATTACATGCAATATATTAAATGGTTAAAAGATAAGCGTAAATCTAAAGGTGAATACGTATTTGATGCTAATCATAAAGATAATCTAAGTAAAGGTGCAATGGAATTGGCTGTATTAGGTTATACGTTTCATAGTATTTTTGATGAATATGATATTAGTATATGCACAGGAAATGTCAAACCAGCTATTATTTTATCTGTTACTGCACGTAAAACAAAGAAAGGTAAACCTTATGCATTCTTAACAGTACAAACGCCTACAGGCGTAGAAAAGTTAGTAACCTTTGAGGTTGATTTTACTATGTTTACTAAAGGAAATGTATACGCCCTACGAATTAGGGATGGGGTGGTGGTCGATGCCTGCTCAGTGAACCGCTTGACAGCCTGAGCATGGGGTGGTAGACTGAGATTGTCCACGAGGGGAGCAAGCCTCCCCAAACATTTATTTTATTTAAGAAAGGATAATACTATGAAAGAAAAAACAGTAGAACAAATCTTTGAAGAGTTAAGAGAACCTTTCCCGCCACAGGATATCCAATGGAGAATTGGACAAAAATCTAAAGACGGGAAGAAAGCAATGGTATTACCATATGTAACGAACCGTGCGATTATGGAACGTCTTGACCAAGTAGTTGGTGTTGGTAATTGGTATCCAGAATTTCGACCAGTAGATGCTGGTGGAGAGCATGGTATGATTTGCCGTCTAACTATTGTTATTAACACAGGCGATGACTTAGGATGGCGTGCATTAACACGTGAAGATGGTGCAAGTAATACTAAGATTGAACCTATTAAAGGTGGTATTTCTGATAGTATGAAACGTGCGGCAGTACAGTTTGGTATTGGTCGTTATTTATATAATTTAAAAGAAAGTTGGGTAGTACTTGGAGATTATAATCGGTTCGACCCTCCTAATTTGCCTATTTGGGCTTTACCTAAAGATTTCTCAGGCACACAAGTACAAAGCTCAGACGTTGAATTGTTTGACTCAAGAGAGACAAGCACGACTGTATCTACTCCGACATTTACAAAAGGTAAATACGCAAATAAAGCAATTGCTGAAGTAAGTGATTTGAATTATTTACGTTGGGTAGTAGAACAATCTAGTTTTGATGAAAACACAAAGAAAGCTTGTCAAGAAAGATTGGGTGAATTAAATGGTTAAAGACTTAACTATTGACTTGGAAATTCTACATAAACATAGAATGACTATGGCATTAGTACATGGTTTTATCCGTAAAGAAGCTGACGAACGTGGTTATATATTAGCTGGTAAAAAATTCATTAAATTAACTGGTATGGAAATTGCTGATGGTGTTGGCTTAAATAGATTTACCGTATTGCGTGCTATTAAATCTCTATTAGAGCATGGTTATATTGAACGTATTAAATTACATGGTTCTATCAATATTTCTTATGCGGTGATATAATGACTAAAAAGTTTAACATTTTCGACAGAATAACTAGGTTATACATGGAGAAATGTTCTACTGAACCTATCTTTGTTAATAGGAGGTTCAATCCCTCCTATTTCAAATTAAGGGCACATTTTTATAAGCAGGACGAAAATACTCTTGATAAATTACTACGATATTTAGAAGATAAACCAAAGAAAAGTACTATGACTTTGACTGAAGTATATCAAGAAGCTGAACAGTATAGGCTATATCGTATTAAAAAATATCACGAAAAAGAAATGAAGTCTGTAAAAGTAGAACGTGCTGACAGTTATAGCCTAGATGATGTATTAAATTTATGAGGTGTATATGAATATTACAGAAACTATAATTCAACAGATGGATATTATAGATTTCATTGGCAAATACACTAATTTACACCAAAGTGGAAGATATTGGAAAGGTAAATGCCCTTTACACGAAAGTGATGATACATCTGAGACATTAGTTGTATTCCCTGATACTAATTCATTCTATTGCTTTAGTTGCGAATGTGGTGGAACTGTAATTAATTTCTTATCTGACAAAGAAAAGATTAGTTATCGTGCAGCTACAGAAACACTAGCTAAAGAGTGTAATATTAGTTTAAAGGATAACAAAGAATACCAACTTGAAGTTAGTGAAGAAATGCGTTTCACTAGGGAAGCAGATATGTATCATAAAAATGTAGGTGCTATTGGTGAGTACTTAGCCAAACGTGGTTTAACGAATAGTACTATTAATGATTTTAATTTAGGTTTTCACTCAGATTGTTTAACAATTCCGTTACGAAATGAACATGGTCAGTACGTTAGTATGGCTATTAGACAATTTAATAAGAAGCCTAAATATAAAAATACACCAAATAGTATTCTATACAAAAAATCATCTTTCTTATTCAATCTTGATTTAGCAAGGAAGAAAATCAAAGATAGGTTGTATGTATGCGAAGGGTATATGGATGCCATGAGTGGTCATCAAATGGGCGAGCCTACAGTAGCTTATTGTGGCAGTGAATTACACAGAGACCAAATAAGAAAGCTTGCAGGTTTTATACGTAAAGAAATTACGATTGTAATTTGTCCAGATAATGATGAAGCTGGTACTAAGCATTTGCCACGAACTAGGGACCATTTCCAATCTATGCTTCCTAAAGCCAATATACGTGTATTAATTATGCCAGAAGAATGCAAAGATATTAATGATTTGTTGTGTGCAGGTTATGAGCTTGCAGATTTACCAACAGAACATATTGATATTTTTGTTATTAAACAGTTAGTCAAACGATATAAAACTATTGAAGAACAGTATGTTGTTGCAGAGTCATTCCTAAAAACAATACGTTCTCCTATGATTAGAGCAGAAGCTATTCAAGCATTAGGTAAAATTTGGGATAGGGATGTATCTGATTTAAAAGCATACTTTGATAGTGGTGTATCATCTGAACAAGATTTACTAGAAACATTACATGATGCTTCTAGTAGTCTTAATCAATTAAGAGATATTTATAAACGTGGTACATATCCAACACATTTCCAACTGTTAGATAATTGTATTGGCGGTGTATCAAAAGGACAAGTATTCTTAATAGGGGCGTATTCGAGCTCTGGTAAAAGTGATATAGCTATTGAGTATATTTTACGACAGATAGTCCAGAATAAAGCTAATGTGGTATTCTTTAGTTTAGAAATGCCACGTGGTAAAATTATGGAACGTATCGTATGTAAGATACTTAAAAAGCGTATATCTGAAGTTAAAGAATTAATTATGAATGGCGACCCAATTGTCAATCAAGTACTTGAAAAAATTGGTAAAAAGTTGTATATTGTAGATGAGAATAATTTATCTATGCATGATATTGAGCGTTATATTAACACAATTAACACTCGTAATATTATGGAAGGTGGAGTTGACGTTATCGTTGTTGATTACTTTACCTATTTAAAAGGTGCAGGTGATTACGATGGTGCAAGTGAACAAGCCTTAATGATGAAAGGTATTGCAAAACGATATAATGTTATTTTCACCATGTTATCTCAGCTTAATCGTAGTGGTAATACATATGAAGAACCTACAATGAACCAGTTAAGAATGACTGGTGATTTGGAAGCATCTGCTGATTATATTCTTATGATATGGAGACCTGATAGGGCACCTAATTTATCGTTAGAAAAACAGCAAGAACTTCGTAATATTACACGATGTAAAGTAGAGAAAGCACGTGATGGTATGAATGGTCCACCAATGTTTGAATTAAAGTACAATATACATACTTCACGCTTAGAAGAAGTGTTGACAGCTGATAATTAATATGTTATTATATATAATATAAGGAGGCTATTATGGACAATGTAAAATCTATCCAAGAAGAACATCAAGAGAAAGTATATAAAAGAAGTTTTGGCGAACCGTGTTATGGTCCGACAGGCTCATAATTAGAATGGATGCGTCGCAATAATCGTCATTATATTGATTTTAATCGTCGTCCTGTATTTGGTCCGCCTGATTTTGAATATTAAGGAAAGGAGGTTTAAGATAAATGCACACACATATATTTAAAAGAACTATGACAGAAGAAAATATTAAAGAACTTAAACGTGCTTTATAAGACCCACTCATGTTTATTGATTATCCTATTAGTTTCGCTAAAGAGGTTGGTCAATATATTACCAATGACAATGATGATTGGTGTTCGTACGTTACAAAAGTTTTTGAATGTAATGATGGTCGTATTATTCTTGTTGAATATAGCTATGTTATTGGTCATGTAGGACCTCAAGATATTAAAGTATATTTTTACAAAGAGGATAAAGATGCCATATACACGATATAAATGCCCAGATGGAGAACTGACCAATATAGAAGACTGCCTTTCTAAATGCAGATTATGCGGTGAGTATGATAGTAATGGAGAACCTTGGGTTCCTGCTGGTAGATGTATGAGCCTACAAACATTACGTGCTATTTCAGAACAGCGTAAATGGACAGGTAAGCCATCTACTACACAGTTGCTCAAAGGTACACGTGAAGTTTTCCTTGAACTTACACAAAACTATTATATCTCACCTAAAGACTCTGTATTCATGTTGTTTGGTACAGAAGTGCATGGTGGTTTAGAAAGCCACGTTGGCACAGCTCATGGTGAAGTTGCTGAAATACGTATCGAAGATGATTATTCTACTGGTGCGTTTGACTATTACACACCTGAAAATGGTGGCACATTAGTTGATACCAAAACTTATGGTAGCTATAAAGCAGCTCATACGCTTGGGTATTACATGAAGAAAGAAGAAACTGACTATATCTATAAATCTGGAGCCAAGAAAGGTCAGAAGAAAACCATTAATGTATTATACAAAGATGGTCCTCATCTAAGATTTGACTTAGCAGTACAGCTAAATGATTATCGTATGAAAATCGAGAAAAAACTCGGTTTACCAGTAGCTAATATGTGCTGTCAAATTTTAGTTCGTGATGGTAATACTCATGTTGCAACTAGCCGTGGTATTACAGAGCCAAGTTATTTAGTCCCGATTAATAAAATCTCAGATATTTGGGTCGAAAGATATATGAGAAAGAAAAGTCAGGACTTAATATATGCGTTGGAAAACAACGTGTTACCTCCTCCATGTAGACATAGAGAAACATGGGGCGGTAGAAAATGTAAAGATTATTGTAATGTATGGAATTTTTGTGAAGAAGGAAGGAAAGCACATGGAATTCAGTAAAGGTTATTTGAAAGTAGTTACAAACAAAGAAGGTTATAAAGTTGATATTGATGGTATTACACCTCAAGAATTGACAGTTATTTACTCTAGTATTATTGCAAAACATTTTGGTTTGGATACTGAAGCATTTATGGATGTAATGTTATCTCACCTAGAAAAAACACTTGATGATATTGAAAGCGAACCAGTATATGAAGACCCTAACGAAGCTGGCTATGATGCATTCACTGGTGAACCTATCGAAGACGATGATTTTGAATGCGATTGTGAATTAGGTATTTGTTATGATACCAATGGTGATGAAGTTGCATTTGAAGATTTACCTCGTGAAGTGCAAGCAATGTTGTTAGCAGTCGCTAAGGAGTTATAATGGAAACTAAAGATTTTACTAACAAACTCAATACGATTATCGACCTATTCGTAAAGAAAAGTGAACAATATTCTGACGGTAAAGATATTCTATCTGCTTTCCGCAAAGCTGGTTTGGTTCATGGTGATGGTAGTGTAAAATCTATGTTTGAAGCTATGTTGGTTTATAAAGGTAAACATGATTTAGCATTGGCTGAGCATGGACTTGACCTACCTGATGCACAAGAACGGTTACATGATATTATTGTTTATTGCGTATTAGGGAGTTTAATGATTGACGAAATGCGAAGTAAAGACCAATTGCAAGGTTCCAAAGGATAGTTGTTGGTATTGCGATAACTATAATTTATATCAACCTAAAAACCCTAATATTTTATCACCTCGTCAAGAACAACAAAAACTTGAATACAAGTTAGCAAAAAAGGTTAAGAAGCAGACTACAGCAAGTAAAAGAGGCAAAGCTAACCGTCGTAACGGTAGAAAAGCAGAAAATGATTTGCTTAAATATTTACAATCTCTACATCTTACAGTACATGCGGTACCTGCTTCTGGTGCCTTTAAATTAACAAATGCTATTAAAGGCTACGGAGATAGTGAAATAGCTAAACGTATGTCAGGTGATTTAAAGTGGGATATTGGTGATAAAATTTATACTATTGAAAGTAAACGTGATGTAAATACAGATGTGTTGTATAAGAAAGCCGAAGATGGTCCTATTCATTACACAGGTTTTGCTTATATGTTACGTCAGGATTTATTTGAAGCGTTAATCAATAAGGTGGAGTTTGGTGATGCAATCCCTAAAGAACCTAAAGGTCTTAAAAAGATTGAAAAATATTTTAATCAGGATAATAGTGATATGGTTGTAATTAGTAGACCTTATCTACCTAGATTATTTTTTATTAAAGAGGAGTTATACGATGCCATCAAAAGAGAAACAATACTTTAATATTACACTAAATGACGATATTGTAAGATTTGACACGAACATCAAGAATGCTAATATTTTGATGAAAGTAATTGCATCTGCAAATGCGGCTACAATTGATATTATAAATCGTGCTACTAATCGTGATGATGCAGCTGAAATTTTAGTAAGTGAAACATTGGATGCATTAGAAGAAATGATTAAAAAAGGTGGTGAAGCCGATGAAAGTAATTAATGAAACATTTGATAAAATCCTAGACTGCCAATCCATCTTTATCTCTGCGGTGTATGATGATGAAGATAAAAATCTTATTCTAGGTTATAATGTGAAAGGGTCTTTATCTAATGGTCGTACAGAAGTAATTGCAAAGTTTACCAATAAAGAAGAAGCTAAACAATTAATTCAACATTTAACTGTAGATTTAGATGTATGCACTCGACCTAGTTATTTTAAAGAAAGACCACAGGTATAGTTATGGTGCAATACGAAGACATTAAAGAATTATCTGATGAAATTAGTGACATGTATAAAACACTACAAGATAATGATGCTGACACAGCATTCTATTTAATGAAAGAGTCGTCTCTCTTGTTACCAAGTTTTGAAGAATTATCTCATGAATTGCTTAAACTATTAAGTAATTTAGAAAAAACTGCTAAGGCTACACAAGCTAAAGTGAGTAGAGAAAGTTCTACAAAGGTAACAGAGGGAGACCGTATTGCAATCTCTGACCCAGTTGTATTAAAAGCATGGGAAAACTATGCTGATGTACAGTATAAACAAAGGCTAGTGCAAACACAAATAGACTTTTTAAAACGTATTTACTTTGACTGCAAGCTTGTCTATGAAAACGTATGTAGACAAAATAGAACAGTTGTACATGAAAAGATGGTGGGACATACATGACATTAAGAGAATATAAATACGTATCAAAAAATGAAGATGCATTTTTAAGATACTGTATGGAAGAGGCAATGTTTCTCAAAGATATAGTTGGTTTACCTGTCAATTTATTGTGTGATGCTGTTCAAATGCAAGCATTAGTTATACTAGATAATGGAATGGTAGTTGGTAAATATGAGTTCAAAGAATAGAGAAATTAAACTAGGCACACATATTAATACACCTGATGGTGAAATACGTATTGGCTTAGTGAAGTATGACCCAAAGAAAGATGAGTATTTTTATTCAGTCTTTGGTAGTAAATCGAAGTGGTATCATGAAAAGGATGTAACAATATGCGAAACACAACCGAAAGTAAGAAAGAGAAAATCGTTAACTTTATCAAAAAACACAAAGAAACATTAGAAGAGTTTTTTAATGTTATCTTTTTTGGCTTTATAGCTATCGTGTTTTATATTCTTAATTTAGACATGCCACGTGGCATCCAAACAATGCTATGTATTATTTTATTCTATACACTATTAGGTCAGTGCTATTCTACACGTGCATATTATATGGCTAAAGAACTAAAAGAACAAAAAGAACAGGAGAAAAAATAATGTTGATAGCACAAGAAGAAAATGTAGTAAGGCTGTTACGACAAATGAAGGACCAAGGTTTTACCGATTTTGTTGTATTAGATGGGAACCTTAATATTTTTGGCGAAAATGTAGAAGGTCAAATTGTTCATATACCTAAAACAATAATGAATACTTTGTGTACTTTTTTATTACCACATAAGCCACCGTATTCTATATCTAAAATTATTGCCGATATTGAACATGATTATGTAGGTCCTGATAAAGGGTTTAAGTGGTTTGATTGTGTACATAAACCAAATAAACTTCGTTTTCGTGAAAGTAAACTTGGTGAAATGGTATTTACATTAAATGGTATTGTACGTTGCAATAAAGGTGATAAGATTATTATTGGTGTTAATGGTGAGCAATACCCATGTGATAAAGAAATATTTAAATTGTTGTATGATGAGGTGTAATATGGAAGTTATTAAACGTGATGGCACAAAAGAAAGTTATAACGGTAGCAAAATTGAAAAAGCTGTTGAGAAAGCTATGTTTGCCACATATAAATTCATGGAACCTAAGATGTTGGCTGAACCGTTCCAAGTCTCGTTATATGTTTGGGATATTGTTAAAGATAGCAAAGAGCCTGTATCTATTAAACAGTTAGAAAATATTATTTTTAGAAAACTTACAGATGATGGCTACACCGATGCCGCTGTTAATTATATTGAATATAAAACTAAGCGTGATATGGAACGTAGTAAACATAAATTAACTCAAGAATTTTTGGATAAATATCCTGATTACCCAGATTGTATGGATGAGTTAGCTAAGTTTGTGTACATTCGTACATATTCTCGTTGGCTACCAGATAAAAATAGACGTGAAACATGGAAAGAATCATGTGCTCGTGCTATTAATGGTAACTGTTCATATCTTCCAACAGAAGATGGTGAGCCTGAAAAATTATTCGATAATATGTTTAATTTACGTCAACGTATTTCTGGTCGTATGTTATGGATGGGTGGTACTGAAGCATTAGAAAAAACACCGTTAGCGGCTTACAATTGTTCTGGTATTGTAATGGACAGCATTAATGCATTCCATGAACTGTTCTATTTATTAATGGTGGGTACTGGTGTTGGTTGTCGTGTATTGAAGGAAGATATTGCTAAGCTTCCACAATTTGATACAACTAAAAAACTATACCATGTAAAAACTCCTGTTCCACAGGGTACACTATTAGAACATACTAAAGTATCTAATTATGGACATAGTGTAATTATTACAGTAGGCGATAGTAAAGAGGGTTGGTGTGAAGCATTAACTGCATATCTCAATACAATGGCTGACAATGCGACTAAATCTATCTCGATTGATTATAGCTATATTAGACCACAAGGTGCTCCATTA